TTTCTCCTCCTAAAACCCTTTTACTTTTAAAAAACCGCTAATATAAAACCATATCCTTTAAGGATAAAATCTAGTAAAACTAAAATTGAAACACTCTCAAACAATGTAAATATACTTATGTTTTCTTCATATATTGCTAATAATTATATCGGTCATATCACTGTTTATATTAACCAGCCTTACATTACATTATCTTTTTCTTATATCTGGGAACCAAAGAGGGAATGTTTTAAGAAAATGGAGTCCTATGCAACTTATAAAGGCTCCTCATTCTATGCTAATTAAAAATCATACCAAGATAGAAGAGTTGATATTACCTTCTCTACAGATGCTTTAAATGGGTATCAAAATGGGAAATATTTCTATTACTTTAATGATATTAACATAAATCCAACAACTAATAGTCTAGCAAACGTTAATTACTTTTCCCCTGGCACATTAGAAGCTACTAGAAAAATAAATTCAGATGGAATCTGGAACCCTATTCTAGCATGTATTTCGTGTAACTGAAGACAAAACATAAATTGTAAAAATTATCAAAGAATTAAATACCGATAGGTTAGATAAACAAATTAACCTTTTTATTGAAAGTCATCATCCCCCTCAGTTAGGATAGATGTCGTATAGAACTTTAGTGTTATAGTTAAGTAAAACACGGAGGTTGATCGACATGAACGGAAAATTAGGACAACGATATTCGAAAGAAATGAAAGAATCCATTCTAAAAAGAATGATGCCACCCAACAACGAGTCCATTAAAAAGATCAGTGAAGAGGTTGGAATTACGGAAACGACTTTATATAAATGGAGAAAAGAAGCTCGTATTGGGGGAAGTGCTACGCCAGGAGATGGACAAGGTTCTGAGCAATGGAGTCGTGAAGATAAGTTCCTCGTCGTAATGGAAACGTACATCATGAATGAAGCAGAATTAGCAGAGTACTGCCGAAAAAAAGGGCTGTATAAGGAACAGATTGAAGCTTGGCGTGGCGTTTGTCTAAACGCCAACGGTCTCCAATTCAACCAAACAAAACAGCTGAATCACGAGCTGAAAGAAGAGAAAAAACGGGCCAAAACATTAGAAAAAGACTTACAAAAAAAAGAGAAAGCCTTGGCAGAGGCTGCGGCATTACTACTTTTGCGAAAAAAGGCCCAAGCGATCTGGGGGGACCAAGAGGACGAATGATCAGCCCGTCGGATCGCGCATTAGCAGTAACACTTATTCAAGAAGCCAATCAAAACGGTGCGCGATTAGCTCCTGCGTGCAAGGAACTACATATCAGTGTACGCACGTATGAACGCTGGGTTTCAGAAGGTGGAATTAAAGAAGATCAACGCTCCCCTTGTCTCCCGTCCCAAACCTAAAAATAAGCTGACAACGGAAGAAAAACAAGAAATGTTAGAAGTCATAAAAAAAGAAGAATTCGCTGATTTACCACCGTCCCAAATCGTGCCGAAGCTAGCCGATTAGTGCATTTATTTGGCATCAGAATCCAGTTTTTATCGTGTGTTACATGAACAAAATAGGCAACATCATCGGGGACGAAGCAAAAGACCGGAACGAAAATTACCAGATAGCTTTATCTTCCAGTACAGTTGCCGCACTCAGGGAATATAAAAGTCAGTCTGTACAAAATCCTTATGACTTAGTAATCTGTACATCAAAAGGAACTCCTATGAGCCCTGCTAACTTGCGTAGAGAATGGCAAAGGTTAATTAGACTAAGACAAGTTCCACAAATCCGTTTTCACGATTTAAGGCATACTCATGCAAGCTTGATGCTCAAACAAGGTGAACATGTTAAAGTTGTATCAGAGCGGCTAGGTCACAGTAAAATCCAGATGACTTTAGATACCTATAGTCATGTTATGCCTAACATGCAAGCGGAGGCAGCAAACAGGTTTGACGCTTTACTTGCAAATGCTAACTAATTAACTGTATTGTTACTCGGGCACCATACAAGGCACCAAGTGCTATATTTAAAGTGCGAACTTGATGCCTTATAACATTAGGGTAAACAAAAAAGCCCTTGCTGCGCAAGGACTTATACATGTTATGTAATGGAGGACCCAACTGGATTCGAACCAGCGACCTCTACCATGTCAAGGTAGCGCTCTAACCAACCTTGAAATATTAAGCGTTAAGAGTGTCATTAATAAGACAAACCACTCTTCTTTAGTTTCTATAAATAGAATTATAGAGTTGTCGGAAAATAATGTCAAGTGGTCTGATAATTTACTTTTATTAGAACAATGCTTTCATTTGAATTCTAATCCATTGTTTAATCGTAGAATCGGAATTGAGCGTGGCACAAAGTTGCACATAACCTGAGTTTGCATTATTATTCTTCACTACACAACTTGAACCTGTCTGTGAATCTATGAGTGCTAATGTAGTAGTTGTTGTTTTTGTGTCGTCCCATAGTGACCACGTTACAGGTTGACTACCATCTGTAATCTGTGTATTTCCTTGGTATATGGCTGCATTATACGTTTTAGTTTGAGCATTTTTAATCTCATTAGGAGTAGTAGACGTACTCGTAATGGTGATGGAATAACTTACAGGAACAGGGTTAACAGTAATATTAACTGTGTCCTTAATTAGACTGTTCGTTGCATTTGAACATGTAATGGTTACTGTGCCTAGTTTTTTACCTGTGACCAATCCATTAGCGTCAACTGTAGCAATTAAAGTATCACTTGAGGTAAATGTTACAGGTGCAGAATTTGAAGTCCATGTTAATTGTACAGTTCCATCTTTATATACACTTACAGGATCAGTATTTGTAATATCAACTACACAAGCCAATCCTCCAGCAATTTCATTTACCATATCATCAGAAGCCGTATTAATAGTATCCATTTCAAGAGTATACGTAATAATGCCTTCTTTTGTATGGTCAATTCCTGATAATTTCCATGCTTGACCAAACTTAATAAAACGATTATTTAACTGTAAACTCCTTGAATCGGCATTGTCAGGTGTATGTACATATATTCTACCCGTTGCTAATGACATCATTTGACCTGATTTAACATCGAAGGATTGAGATTCCATATAGCAAGGAATGGTTGTAAATGAACAATTATTATTAAATATAATCTCATATGGCAAGTTTCTCATAATGGCTTTATTATTATCGTACCGTTCTGCCTTGGTATCATTAATAATCATCCATTTTTTATTCTTATAATCAATCACGTCACCACATTTTATGGCTTCAAGAGTGGATATTTTTCTATCATCATAGACTAATCCCATTCCACTTTGACTAATGACAGCACGTTTAGAAACTCTATTGATTAATATATCTGTTCCAGCATCATCAAGTATAAATTGAAAGTCCTTATTATCATCTTGATTAAAATAATTAATTTTAGGCATGTGACACCTCCTTAATGGTACATGATAAAGGTACATATAAATGGTACATATAAAGACCAGACCATGATACCTTTTTTAATTCTGAAATAAATTGAAGAAATTAGACTGTGCAGCCATATCTAAATCAACTTTTAACTTACGGACTTTTTTGTCCAATTGGTCTATTCTTGATTGTAAATTCTCAGCAAACTTATCAATTGTCATATCATCGAATTTTCTTGTCTTCATATAATTAGGATTATTTGCAAGTGATTCTAAGATGGCTAAAGCCGTCTGGTAAATTGCAATTTGATTCGATTTATTTTGAGCATCGTAATTAGCATTAGAACTCAATCCATTTTCAAGAAGATAAACGTCTCGTTCTTCAGGAGTTAATTCAATACCTTCTATCTCCATTAACAAACGTAAATCATTTGTCATTTTTCATCCATCCTCTCAATTTAAAATAAAAAATCCTTACCTAATAATTTAGGAAAGGATTTAAAGTAATTATTTAAATACCACTGGTTGCATACCTTCATATTTTAAAAGTTTATTTGCTTCTACCAAATTCTTTTTGGCATCAGCCAATGCCTCGTTTGCTGATTTTTTATCTTTTTCTAAAGAATATAAGGCTGATTCGTATAGTTGAATAATTGTTATTATGTAGGACTGATATTCCCTGTACTCAGCACTTGTCTTATTATATCGTCTTGAAAAATCATTTTGTTCTACCATATTTGCAACTTTATCTAACTCTTTAAAGTATTTTTTATTCCCAGTTGCTTTAAATTTTAGGTAGTTGGCCTTGGCTGCTTCTAACGTTGATTTCATGAAAGTACCGTATGGATTTGTTTTTGCTTCCACTGTTCCTACAAATTGAGTGGAAAGAACAAGCAAACAAACAAAACATAAGGATAACTGTTTAATTATTTTCATTAAATTAACCACATCCTTTTTGTTATTAATAGTAATATTATACTATTAGGGGGAGACAAAGAGGAAATGTTTTACAATAAATAAAAAGCCACTCACTAGGAGTGACTCAATCATAAAATTTGTCTAAGATTATTTCTTTTAGGGCTTCATAAGTAACTGTAAATTTATCCGCTTCTTCAAATTCCTTTTTTTTCTTTTATTTCTTTTTCCTTCTCATAGACTTCTGCATTAGTAAATTCGATAAGCAAGTCTACAACTTCTATTTTAAACTTGTCACGTTTCGAGCCATGATGTTTTAACTCAGTGGAAAAACCATGAAATTGATGTTGTATTCCTTCTTGTCCGAATTCTTGGGTAATCTTGTCTAAAGCATTTTTTACTTGGGTTACACGATTAATATATCTTTTTTCGATTTTTTTAGTCCAACTCATGCTGTCACCTCATATCAAATGATATAAGAATGATTATGTTATTACAATATAAAATAAATAAAAACGCTCACCATAATTGGTGAACGTTGTAGACTGTAATACCTAACTTTTACTGTCATTTTTTATCAAAATACAAATATAACTCTTCTTCATATTTGTCCGTTTTTTGATTAAATACAATCTCTAATTCGGAATATACAAAAACTCCATGAAAGTAATCGTCCTGACTATGTACTATATTTATTTCACCTTTGTCTTTCAATATAGACATTAAATCTGTAATGTCTTCTCGATTTTGCTCTAAAATAACTCCTCTGTCATCTAAACAAAATTTAACTACCAATTTTATTCCCCCTAATTTATAATCGTTTCTATACTACCATAATTTGGGTAAATATAACAGGAAAATTAAGAGGATTTCGAAAACTTTCTGTGTTAAATTTTTGAATTACCGAAAAGCAACAAAACCACATTGCCAGTGGGTAATGATAATTAGCCGTTTCTATGGGTAAGATACTATCGGGTAAGAAGAATTAGTGAGTCATTGAATCAGTAAAAAATTGTCGTTTCCCAAACACAAATACCCCATGTCCTAGGGAAATGAGGTTAATTTTAATCAAAAATACGGAAATGAGGAAATGGGGAAATGAGAGCCAACCTTTGGACTGTGAGAATCTGCTCACTCTATATTCCCCAATTTGGGGGAGTCGAGATAACCGACACCCTTGGCGATTGAGATTATCCGTTTTAGGTAATCCCGAAATCAAAAATTTATCGTGTACGTGTAAAATGGTATGCTGGCAAACTCGATGCCAACTTTGAGGGATCATAATAATGCATAATAAAACCAAAATTTTATTGGAAATTATCGCCCAAAATAAACAAACACTGTATAACTTTAAATTATCACTACCTTGTTTTGCTTGAATATAACATACATAGACATGCATATTTAGATGATAAATTCCTTGTTTACATAAGAAAGGTTATCGGACGTTGACTATCTTATCCCTTGATATTACTGGCTTTATGACACCTACACTTACCATACATTGCTAAAATTTACCCATTCATCGCCCATTTTATAAGAGATTTTCATTATTCATTAAAAACGAGTCAATTTTGCTTAAAAATTAGTGAATAAAATCATGAATAAATCACGTTCCAATCCATTCTCCCGAACACCAGACATTTAGAGCAAAATTTATAGGCGATAACTTAGAGTAAATAGTTTATTGAATTTTAAATTCTAATGATTCCTAACCGATGAACACATAAAAAAGCCGGGGAATTTTTAAAATTTGATGGTTCCGGGATTTTTGGGAACCATTTTTTTATTTGCCTATAAATTTTACTCTCTGAGTCAATGATTAAACGGGTAACATGTACGCGTGAAGTTGTATATTCTCTATTCTCAATTCCCTTGATTTACTTGTGTTTGTCCTAAACTCTGTCCATTACTACCATTATTCAATGTTAACTTACCACCGTTATTAGGTTGACTATTGGTATCATGTTTGATTCGTTCCATCTCAACCACTACATCATTAACATATGGATTCTGCTCAAGTATAGACTGTAAACTTATAGCATTCATATCATGTAATGTTTTAAGATTATCTATAATATCTTTCTCATTCTGTGGTTGATTATAATGGAATACAGTACCTAACGATTCATAATCTTCATCAGTAAACACTATGCCCTGTAACTCCATCATAGCACGTAACTGTTCATGTAATACATCTATACCTTCCCTCATGTACCGTTCATTCATGCTACCTTTAATCTCGGCTAGAGAGAATAATAATTTAATACTAACCTCAGACAAATTACTAATCGAAGATTGATTCATACTAACAGCAGGTGTTCCACTAACGTCTAATAATGCTTGCATTAATGTCTTGTATAACGCTTCAAACGCTTTATAGTCGAATTGATTAGATTCAAACTTAAAGTCTGCATCCGTATCAATAGCAATACCACCTGCAATAGCATGTGTAGGTAATCCCTCACCTTTTAACTGCTGACCTTTTAGCACTGGTATACCCGAAATATAACGATAGAAACTGTCGGTTGCCTTACTGATTAAATCCTCCATATTATCGAGAATACCAATATAATCATCCAAGTCGCTACGACCGACCAATTCATCTAACTCATTATGACTATGGAAGTGTATTGGAAGTCCAGAAAGGTTCTTACTTGTAGTTATCTCCCTTTGGTTTCCTCCATGGTCAGAATACTTTATTACACTGTCAGAAGTATATACGTACCAATAAGAGATATTATCTATTGTTGTGAAGTGTTCAATGAATGCCACATAAGCCCCAAAATCATCGAAAACGGCATAACTTGACTCACTTGGAATTAGTTTAGGTTTAATTACCTTATTCTCATCAAAATACAAATAAACATATGAATCACCGTATTTTATTACTCCATCCATTGCCTTTTGTAATGTTTGATGAATCTTACCCTTTTTGTATACTTTCTTATATTCCCCTACAACGTTTTCCTTACCACTTAATGTAATAGGATTCTTCATAATAAAAGCCGATTGGAATTGAACCATAACCTTAGCATAATTCAAAACTATTTTACGGCTTATGAACTCTTTCCCGTTAAATTGCTCATTGGGACGATTTAAAATAGCATGATTGCCGGATAGATATTCCTTTTTGTCGAGTACATTTACAATTCTCATGTTAGCAATTGCATTATTACATTCTTCAACGAACCACAATGGACTGTCATTATATTTGTCCTTGATATATTCTTGCAGACTCATTACCTAACCTCCTTCTTTAAAATAAAAAATCGCCAGGTACATAAAAGTACCTCACGAATTAAAATAGGTTAACCAGTGTTAACCAGTTAACCCCTTATATATCAACGTAGTATTTATTTACTTTTCTTGCTTGAATACTGAGGGCAAAACTCATAACTAAGTCGTCATGCTTGTTCTTGCCTTTCTTGTTGCCAAGTTTTCCGTCTACCTCTTCATAAATAGCCATTTGATCTAGAGTTTCCCGGCAATGGATTAATACTTGACCTGTTTCAAATGCTTCCTTCATATCCTCTATGAGGATGGATTTATTGGTCTGATTGGTTAGCCATCCCTTTGTAAACTTCTTCCGTCCCTTTTGGTCAAATGTCTTCTGTTTCATTAAATTGTAATAGGAATGGTCATTATAAACACGTTCTATAAGAGGTAATCCATAACTATTCTTTTCAATAGCAAGGAAAGCATTGTTGTAATATCTACCCACGGCTGCCACGACTTCGGCAAACTTATGAATAGGAATATCATTCTTATAGAACGATGCCATTTGTTCTCCATCAGGATCAATGATTGATATGGTGGATGAATCATTCTCGCCACCTCCACCGGATGCACTATCTACTCCACCAAAATATCTAGTTTTATTCTTAGGAGTCCGATAAATAAAAAGTGACTTACCAATGAGAGGCAATAATACCTCTGGCAAGTCACTCAATTCTTTATATGTAATTGCTGGCTCTAAATTTAATAATCGTTCCTGTATCATTGCTTGATTGAATACACCCTTTTGAGAACTCATAAATGCTTCTTCTGGTGTGGTAGGGAACTCACGCATGAACGTTTCTAGGGACTTCAAGTCTATATAGTACCTTCTCCACATGATTTGTTTTAACGTGGCTCCATAACGCTCATGTAAAGTCTGTTCATCATGTTCCAAGTCTTTAGCCGATAATCTAACACCCTTATTATTGTTTAAATACCACTGGACACCTTCATCATATGTAGTCGAGAATTGTTTCTTATAGGCTTCTGCTAACCAATTGTAGAAGAATGCCTTCCAAGCACTTCCCTTGTCACGGTATGCCTTCATAAAGAGTTCTTGATAGTAATTGTAACCCATGGCAGTACTCTCGATAATAATGGATGCTGAATCATTCTTCGCCAATGCAGGAATAGCCGTGGCAAGCATTTCTTCCATAATCTCACTATTAGGATACTTTGCCATTTCCGAGAAATGTATCATTTGAAATGTATTACCGGAAATAGCATCTTCACCTTTAGCACTAGCGATTATAATTCGACTACCATTATCTAAATATAACTCTTCCCGATTGTTCAATAATTCTTTAGGAAACAAATTAGGGAATTTCTTATGTGGTAGACTCTTGTACATTTTCTTGAGTTTAATAAATAAGGACTTACTAACCTTTTCATGGTGTGTAACGATGATATAACTTGTATCTGGCTTTGTGACAGCCGAATAAAGCATATAACCGAGTGAAAGAGTAGTAAATCCTATCTGTCTTCCTTTGAGGATCACATTATATTTAATTTTTTCGTTTATAAATTGTTCTTGTTCCTGATTTAAGGTAAAGGGTACTGACTCACCATTGTTATCAATAATTTTAATAAAATTTAATGCAAACAATTTAAAATCAGATAATATTACATTTAATTTCTCTTGGGTACTCAATTGTTTAGCCATACAATCACCTACAATTGCAATCCATCGTCATACGATTGTTCTTTTGGTTGCGAACTACCGTTTAACTCTTTATTAAGTTCCTTGTGAAGTTTTAAAAGCATATCAATACTCTTTATATCTCCATCAACTGCCTTTGTCTGTAGACTCTCATATACTTTCCACAAGTCATTAGCAGAACGGGAAGAGATAGCAATTTTGCCTATCTCCTGAAATTCGCTTGTTGTTTCCCATTCCAACATAGATTTGAATGATTGTAATTTCGTATGTAATAGAAAATCTTCATCCGTCCAATTAATACGATCATCACTGAATAATTTAAATTTATGTAGAACATAGAGTTTTCTTTTCGGAGTTAATTTTCTTAATTTCTCAGCCAATAGACCACTATTCTTAGGTTTAGCCATAATTATTTACCTCCCTTAATGGAAGCAACCATTTTAGAGAGGAAACCTTGTGATTCTTCCCATGTAGGGATTTTATGTATTCCACGTTCTTCACACATTTTAGTTAGAGTTTTATTTATATCCTTTAAGTCGTCAGCGATTGCCTTCATTTCATTTAAAATTTCGTTACGTTCTTTTCTATCTTGTTCACGTTCCTTAGCACGTTCAATTTTCCATTGTTCCCAATCAACCTTTTGTTCTTCTTGTACCTGTTTAATCTCTTTCACATCAGATTTAATATCTTGTACATCACCAGAAATAGTATTAAGCATTTTATATACGTTCATTTAGCGATTCCTCCCAATTAATTTTAATTTATTTTGATTATTCTCACTTAAAGTCAACCAACATTATCTACACGTAATCGCAATTGATTCCTAGAGATAAAAGATTAAGACCGTGGGGGGTGCTACCGTAACTTTTCAGAAGAGCGCTGAAAAGTTCCTTTCGCTGTACCACCCCGCCACACCCCCCTCACAGCGATATTAAATTTGTTCGTTTTTGTTATGTATTGAGTTAACCTTATAAATTATAAAATTTTAAAAGTTGTCCATTTTGAAATGTGTATTTTAATCTCTTACTCTTGTTAAATAGAGTTTTCAAAACGGACAACTTTTTTATTTGTAGTACAATAGTCCTATATATTAGTATTAGAATGCACGTAAACCCTTATGTTTTGTCTTATCTTTGACAACGGTTTCCCTTACTTCTCTTATAATGTCTTGATATCCCCAATTCAAAAAGGCATCAATCAACATACCGTAATGAGTTAGATAATCCTCAGACAATCTCATTTTTGTTTTAGATTTCATTCTACCTTCTGCTAATTCTTTTATGGCTTTCTTCTGTCTATTCTCAAGGTTATTGAACATTTGAGTAGCGACATTACCATTAAGACTAATCGCTTCAAATGTAAATTCCTTTTCGTCTTGAATCCATTGTTCTAAATTTTCATCTACTTCCCTTTGCAACCTTGCCTTATTCCGAATAATCTTGTAGGAATTGTAGTAAAATACAATATTTGCTCGTTCAAATAGAATATCGTTCACTTGATCAATAAACTCATCCCATTTACCATGTTGTACTACTTCCTGTTTATCCTTAAAATCCATACTATCTAATACTTCGCCTTCAACGGTAAGAATTATTTCTATTTCTTCATCCGTGGCAGCCCTAAAACTTTTCTGACCAGTAGGAAGTCCATTCACTAATATTTCAACGTCCATGTTCCCATATTCATCAAAAACTTTACGTTTCTCTATTTTCAGTTTGTCGGATTTATCCCGTTTTACTTGTGCATCTGCAACGCAAACAGTCTTTACCTTACTCCAGAATAGAAAGGAACCACTACTTAACCTATTGAGCATGGACTCAATATTACTTGTAAATGTTCTCTTGGTTGATACAAAGAACTCTTCAATTATTGCTTCTTCAATATTTAGGTATGTACTTACTTTCTTAACGTTTCTGTCGCAGAATTTGTAATTTCCATTAATCATATTCATCTCTTTTAAGAGTGTATTTCTGGTTAAGAATAATTCACCGTTCGTTTCCTCTTTGTTCAATATGTACATAAGAACCCTGTCCATTCTGTCGGCATGGGGTAATATTCTATTAGCACCACCACGATTTTCCTCTTTTTCTAATGGTGTTTCATATATCTCTTCAATAACAAATTTATTTCCACTCTTGCTATATTTAAAATGTCTTTCCCATTCAGCAATTTGACTCTTCTTGGAATTACCTGTTCTATCCGTTTGACCTAATAAAGCACACAATTCCTTATAATTTTTAACAATATCGCCAGCACAGATATTTTGTAAATTCATATTTGTATTCCTCCAATTTTTAATGAAAATAACCACATAAAACTAGGTTTTATTGCAATAAAAAAGGACAACGATTAACGTTGCCCCATGCGTTCTTGAATTTTTATTAGATCCCATTCATCCGATGCACGTTGAAATTCTTCTGTATACTCAAACAAGAAAAATACTGAATCTGTTTTGGCGTGTTTTGCCTTCGTAATAAACTCAATACCTTGTGATCTGATATACTTTGCTTTCTGAATCTCATATACAAAACGATAATTATCTCTGATTGACTTTTCATTCATGTCTCATTTCCCCTTATCTGATCGAATATTGACCGTACTGCTTTCCGTTCAAGGCAAAAGAAAAAACACAACCTAAGTCGTGTTTTGATTTAGTGCTATTACAATCGAATTTTTTTGACTGTAATCCAATGTCATACGGTGTTTGTTTCGTTTCAGGAAGTTTTACAAATGGGAAGTATTCTTGGATGGCTTTAAAGTTAATAGCAGGACACCAACCACTTTTCTTTTGAACACCAGTAGTATAGATATATCCGTCTTTGTTCGTTTTGATTGTTCCTTGCAATCCATATTTGTACTGTACTTTCTCAAAATCAGATTTATTATATTTAGAAAATACACTCGCTAACTCTTGCACTCCATAGAACTCAACCCATTTGTAAAATGTATTGCTATTGAAAAAGTAAGATAAAAATCCAGAATCTACTCCCCATAAAATCATTTTTGCTTCATCAGAGAGTACAGAAAAATCATAATTAATATATGAAAGTATGGCTATAATGGCTCCCCACGCACATTTATCCGTATAATTATTTCTGGCAATGTGGTGATTCGGATTAAGCGAATTTGGATTAGTCTTATCATCATGGCTTATCTTTGTAATGTGCATATCAATAGTTCTCTTGTTTCCCTCAATTGCTACGTCCACATAGACTATCTCGTTTTTCGTGACAGTAATATTTCCATCGACAATATAGGTATTATCAAGAACCATTTGATTAAAGTCATAATATGAAAATGGTTTCCATCCTTTAAACTCTTCTAAGAAACCTGCACAAAATATTCCATCAGAATCATTATTCCAAACCACTTTTAAATCCTCTTTATTAAACCAATCATGCGCCTTCAACAATTCATTACTATTTTTCATAAAGATACGTGAAAAGATAATCACATATCTCCTATCCCACGCACCGACACGACCGACTGTTTTTAATTCTTCTCCTTATATTGTGGGTAAAATATAAGGAGAATTACGTTTTCAACCCTTCCACGAACTCACCTACCTTTCATATTTGTATTTTCACTATTTAATTCTTCAATTTTTAATAATTTTCAATAAACTTACGATATAATTTTTCGTTGCTTATTCTCATATCCACTTGTGCCCGTTCGTATCTGGAAATGAAAGCACTCGAAACTTTTAAGATTTGTGCAATTTCTTTCACCTTGATGCCTTTTTTAACCCGTTGTAGTTTCCAGTTCATACGAATATCCTGTTTCTCCATTATTTTTCCCCCGATTTAATAAAGAAAGGGTGTCCACAAATAGCAGACACCCATCCCATTATTATGTATTCAATTATGCTTTAAGAGTATATTGTGCTACGGCTTTCTTGCTTGCTACTTTAAGAGTTCCCTCAGCGATAACTTGACCACGGATAGAATCTCCAACTTTAGCAAGTGCTTCAAACTGTGCTTCACGTAAGAAAGCAAGAGAAAGAGTAGAAGCATCAAATACAGTCATCTTGTCTACAGAAGCATGACGAGAAAGAACAAGATTAAGGTTTCCATAGTTAGTACGGATAACGTCAACAATGATACCGAAAACGTTTGTTTGAGTATAAGTGTAAGAATTTTTGTAAAGTGCATCAATTTGTTCTTTAATGTCAGCATTTACAAGACCAAAGTATTCACCAGAAGGAAGACCTTGCAACCATAATTTTTTAACAGTTTCCTTGATTTCTCCCTCAGTAATGATTTGAGAAGTAGCACCCGTTACAAGGTTGTCAGCATGTGCAAATTTTTCAAGACCATCCATACGACGAACAAAAGGAGTAGCAGAACCATCATTCTTTGTTCCTTTTGTTGCTTGTTTTTCCATATTAACTTTTAACTCAATAAGACGGTCAGCCACCTCAGCAGAGAAAATATTTCCTTGACCTAGAACATTAATTGCATTTGCCGTTCCAGAAACATGAGCACCCTTTTGGAAAATCTCAAGAACGTTATTCATTTCAGCACGTCCAGATTGATAGAAAGTTACATTTTCGTTACCTTCAGGAACACTGATATCAGCAGTAGTATCAAAAGAACGTTCTCTCCATGTGTGGATTGTTCCGTTTGCTTTTTCAGTAAGACCTTTCGCAAGAATCAAAGAAGTTAATGGAGTGTCAGAGATACCAATTTTCACGATTTCTTTTGCTAATGAAATAGACTCGCCCGCAGTAAGATTATTAGATTTAAACATTTTTACATTCCTCCAGTTTTAAGTGCTATGCACTATTTTTAATTTTTGACACAAAAAAATAGCCGATAATTTTTATCGACTACTTAAACAAACCACTTAATTTATGACCAATCATGCCAACAACATCGCCTTGCTTTTCTGCCTGTGCGTACTTATCGACTTGCTTGTTATTTCCATCTGGCTTGAAAGATTGGTTGATTTTTCTTGCATTGATAATCTTATTGATTTTACCGATTGTTGCTTTTAATTCTTCGGCATCTTTGACATTGATTATCTCTGCAAAATCAGAAAGACCTGCTTCCTTGAGTGCTATCTCAACCTCTTTATTGAACACGACTGCTTCCCTCTCTTCTAACGCTTTCTGAGCGTCTTGGAGAGATTTTTCTTCTTCCCCTACCTTTGACACTACTTCTTCATTTTCGTTACCCTGTGACTCTTCTACGCTGTCATTTTGTTGCTCTTGTTGTTCTTGTCCTTCTACTTGCTCGTTTTGTCCTTCCATTTGCGATTCCTCCTTTATATTTTTCCTTAAAAGTGAACATCAAAGATAATAAATTCACGTAATAAATTACCTAAAAAAATTAACTAAGGATATTCACTTTATTAGAAAAAATAATAAAAGCAGATACCCGAATGGATACCTGCTTTTAAAATATTAAGAGGCATTTATAAAACAATATTTTGAAATGACACTACTAAATAAAAAATCAAAAATCGTAGAAGAATACTCCAATATTCTTCATCCGATGTCTATACTGGATAGGCAACCGATGAAAAATATCTATATTCATTATGTAAAAAATACGATGAAATGCTGAAACCATTGATATTACTAGGTTTTTTAAGTTTAGTTTTTCAAACTTTTTCTTTGTTTGTTCTTTCCATATACCTTTTTAGACTCGACCATCAATTAACCCAATGATTGTAAGGGTTTTGAGAGGTGTCTAAAAGTCGTTACACTTTCTATCCCTATACAAGTTTAGACTCACCTTTTTACAAGTCCAGTAATATCAATGGTTTCAAGATGTTTCGTTTTCGTCATTTTTATCGCCACTTTTTTTCCTCTATACAAAAATAGACTCACTATGTCGCAGAACACGACATACCAATGGTTTCGCTATACTCAAACTTTCTTAACATGATTTTTATGTATCTATCCCTATACAAGTTTAGATTCATGGCTTCACAAAGTCATATAAAATCAAGCGATATGAAGGGTTTCTAACTGTCCACACAGATTTTCTAAAACTTCACATACACTTTTCCCTTTAGAGGGGTAGGCAAAATTTATACCCTAATACTTAAAATCCCCTTATTTTACAATGGATTAACTGTATTCTTATTCAATTGGAAATAGTTTACAATAACGTTTAATCCCTTATATATCAAGCGATACAGCGTTTTTCTATTTGGTAACGTTTTTTCTTTTTTTGTGTTCCCTTAAATACGATTATTGGATTTGGATTAAAGCCACGCAAACACTTATGCTTCACTACATGAGATGTTTATTTTCGTTCCAGTGGCATGTTCGTTTTTGTTATTTCTATATCACATTGACATCATTAGGACATGTGCTTCAAACCGTTGCGACTCTAAGACAAACTCATTTAAAATAATCGTTACATTTCACTTTTTGTTATTTATATACCAACCTATACTCATTAGACGGTGTGGTTAGAATCCACATGGCTGTAAGGTTGAGAGTACTTTTCTAAACTATGACATCTTATTTTTTCATCTTATATTCAATATATAAAAATAGATTCACTTCTCTAAACTCATTGTGTAGCAAGAGTTTCACGTACCTATTGCTGGTGGTTATCGTTTTTTTGTTATTCTCTTCTCTATATTGAAAGCATTAGAACTGTCTCTTGAAAGCATTGTGGCAGTAAGGATGAGGAAACTTTTAAAAACTATGACATTCCTATTTTTCCTTTTATGCTCCCTTATAGGCGATTATTGGATTTGGAGATAACCATTATAAAACCTTGATATATCAAAGGTGTAGAATGTTCACTTTCGCTAGTCAAATGGAATTCTTGGGGACATTGTTTCATTTAGGTTCCTTTATAGACCATTATCTTAATTTCTTAAAAATGTCCGGTTTCCCCGATAATATCAAGGGATTCAGGAATCGTTATTTTTACATTGATTTTAAAAAATTTTGAAACTCCTTATAAATCAATGGCTTCAAGCATTTCTATTTCGTAACTCAGCGTTCCACCCATTTAGATAAATACCATAAATACCGATTACATACCGTTCTGATATATACCATTCTAAACTTCGGATTTATCCACCTTGAGAAATACCATTCTAAACCGTTAACATTATCCATGACGTTGTATTAAAGTGTTAGAGGAATTTTACAATGCTGCAAGGCAAATACATTACCCTACGCTTTAAAATGGTTATATCAAACCCACACAACTTCAAAATGATATTTACACTCTCCGCACTTTTATTAACATGATACTTCTTCCCATTCTAACCAATTAAACATTTCCGTTTCTCTGCGTTTTTCAATTCCAATCATAGTGCATAGTGTTCCGTGAAAATAGGCAGCCAATGTTTTCTTGATAATCCCTGCTTTATATGCAAATACAGATTGCTTCCAGGCATCAATAATGACGTCCATAGACACGTCTAATACTTTCATACGGCGTTTTGCAGATTGTACGACACCATACATACGATAAATTCCATGAGCGTTCAGAAACGGTTTAACAGCGTCTATAAAGGCACTAGGAATGTGTGAAGGTGTATAAGAACTGTCCAATTGTTCAAGTGTTGGCTCCTTTACGTTATTACTATTCTTTTTATCTTTACTCTCTTGGAAAGAACACTGTTTACTCAATGCTTCCCCTTCTGAAATTGGCTTAGAATCGTTGCTACCATTGGCCTTGTCCGACTCTGTTGGGGTTTCATCTACAGTGTCATATTGTGGTGTCATGGTAGGCAAAGAAGCACCTTCAACGACTTGAAGCACAAGCAGATTCACACCACGTTTACCGTTCGGTTTAGTTGTTGGCACACGTTTAACGATACCGTATTCTTCAAGTGTGTTAATCGCACGAACGACGGTACTCTTGCTCGTTTTAGTACCATCGACAATATAAGCGATTTTAGCAAATGACACCCCAAATACTTTACATGAGTGCTTCCAGACAAACTTTAATACTTTGACCACTCCCTCTGATAATTCTGCTTTGTGACAATATAAAAACGCTCTAACGGCTTCATTTAATTCATTGAGTGAATGGAAGGATTGATATTGTTTAACCTCTGCAAAATTCATAATTTATATTTCCCCTCTCATAACACGAGAAGAAAAAGCATTTCCGAAAAATGACATCATTTAAGAAGCCCATCATATTGCTATTTTTAAAAATTATTGTTATGATGGGATTAACATTAGATTTAATTTTCGGATTGTCCAGTGCTTCCAACACTGGGCTTTTTCTTTTATGTGCAGATTTTTAGATTTCCAGGCTATTTAATGGATTGAATTTATCATTTTGTTCTTTAAGGGCTGTTCCCCAAAGGGCTAAATATTTCTCTGTCATTTTCAAATTGCTATGCCTAAGCATTTTTTGAAGTGTAAAAACATCCGACCCATTTTGAAGCATTCTGTGTGCAAATGTATGTCTGAAAGTATGAGCAGACAAGCGAACATCTTTGAAATTCATGATTTCTTTTAAGCGTTTAAACACACACTTTACTGCATTAGGTGTGAGTCGTTTTCCATCTCTATTAATAAAAATAAATTCCGGTAGTTCATTAAACGCCCTCTGGCAAAACACTTTATATTCGGCTAATTCTTTAATTAATTTTTCTGTAATAGGAACGCTGCTTTGTTGCCTCTTCTTACCGAAAACGATTAAAGTACCATTTGTAAGATCAACGTCTGTCCATTTCAAGTTACATAATTCACCTAAGCGAATGCCTGTCCCAATTAAAACGAGTATCATGGCATAGTCCCTATAAACAAAGAGCGATTTATCACGATATTTAATTCTTCTGTAATAACCAAGCATCTGCTTAATGTGATTATCATTGAAAACTTCAATTTTGATTTCCTCTTTTGCATACTCTAACTTCTTGGCAGGATTGCTCTTTTCAGTAATCATTTCGTTTTTCTCAAGGTAGTTAAAAAAGATTTTTAAATGGTGGAGTTTAGAGTTTCTTGTGGTTGGATTATTTTTTCTGTTTTTTTGGCAATGCACAAGATAACTTTTGATTGTGACAGAAGTTACCTCGCTAACATCAATAATTTCTCTTTCAGAACAGAATGATTGAAATTCGTGGAGTGATAACATGTAGGCTTTAACCGTGATTTCAGATAAATTTTTAAACTCTCTGTCGTCTTGAAAATCTTTAAGTGCAAATTTTAACAACAAAAAAACCACCCTCCCTTTAGTTAGATTTAAACTAAAAGAAGAGTGGCTTTCATTTTTTATAGTGGGTTTTAATCCGACCACTATAAATTATTTTATTAAAAAACGCTCATAAACGCTTATGTAATCAGTAATGGAGGACCCAACTGGATTCGAACCAGCGACCTCTACCATGTCAAGGTAGCGCTCTAACCAACTGAGCTATGAGTCCATTATTATATGGTGCGGTCGGCGAGACTCGAACTCGCACGATCTAGGATCACTACCCCCTCAAGATAGCGTGTCTGCCAATTCCACCACGACCGCATAAAATCAAGAAACATTGAAATTGTTGGAGGGAGTACCCGGATTTGAACCGGGGGATAAAGGTTTTGCAGACCTGTGCCTTACCACTTGGCTATACTCCCAGACTACATATGGGGCGACCGATGGGAATCGAACCCACGAGTGTCGGAGCCACAATCCGATGCGTTAACCACTTCGCCACGGCCGCCATAATTTAAGAAATGGTCGGAACGACAGGATTTGAACCTGCGACCTCACCCACCCCAAGGGTGCGCGCTACCGAGCTGCGCTACGTCCCGAGTATCTTATAGAACATTTTATTAAGTAATACTCTAAAAAGAGCACTCCAAATTTCATTCCAGCTCAGGTGATAATTCAACGCAGTAAGAATGAATATGTTGTATTGGTTGCATCCTGACGGGTACCCTGATTTAATCCGAGCAATGAAGTATTTCGACGTAGCACGGATTAACATTTTGATTGCACCCTGGCGGGTACTCCCGATCTCATTCTAACGAAGAAGTTGATTCAACGCAGTAAGAATGAACATTTTGGTTGCGGGGGCAGGACTTGAACCTGCGACCTTCGGGTTATGAGCCCGACGAGCTGCCAACTGCTCCACCCCGCGACAATTCATATGAAAAATAATGGCTCCGCAGGCCGGACTCGAACCAGCGACCGATCGGTTAACAGCCGATTGCTCTACCGACTGAGCTACTGCGGACCAACAGGATGTGGGTCGTTCTGCGTTGGCACAGGACGTGCCTGCTTTTAGCAGAACTTCCATTTAGAAGATTTTCACACCTTCAAAACTGAATCAGAAGAAACAAGCGACTTTGTATTACATT